TCTTAATTAACTTTGCCTCGTGCAATCGTTTGATGCTTCGGCTAATTGTGCGCTCACTAACACCATAGTCTTCAGAAATCAATGTGTTCGATTTGAAGAACGTGTGATTATCCCAATTAAACGAATCGATATCAGCCCACAATATTTTGTCGATTGGCTCTAATTTCTTGTTTTCAAGAATTACCCTTGGTATCCAGATCCCTTTAAACTGCCTCATAAATTACTTCAATTTGATAGAAAGTAGTTATTGAAAATTCTTCTGCTTCAGTTACATCTGCCGTCCACTGCAACAATCCCTCCTCATCCAAATAGGCATAAATGTAACGTTCCATCAGTATTTGGTTTCTCCTGTTTTAAAATTTAATTCGAACCTACATCTGTCAAGCGTATGCTCTAACTTCTCACGTTTGCTACATGCAGGCATAGATGCAATTAAACTAAAAAGCAGTCTGCGATAACGTCGCAGCTCAATTATACTTCTCTCGTGAAACCAATCTGCGTCATAATCCATCGGGTACAGTTTTATGCTTTTTAACTTCTTGTAGCTCTACTATCCGATCTACAATCATTTTGGTTAAGCTGATAATATGGACACCTGTGTGATGTTTAATGTCTTCCATCTTGTACAGAAACATGTGTGGTGTATTGTTATAGTACCTGTTGGCAGTCATGTTTGTCCAATTCATTTCCCTATCCATTTTGGAGAATGACTTGTAGTGCATTTCGATAAATGTGCGTAATGTCATTTTTTCTTCTTTTTAGATTTCTTACTTGGTAAGTATTCTTCCCAATAAACTTTGTGATCAGGGTCATGCCTGTACCCTGTCTTAGTTGGATACAAAAACTTTTGTCCATGTTCACCATCTAAAAGGCTATAACCCAGTTGAAACACCAACGTTGATACATTGTCCTTGTTCATGTGCTTTTGCATCTGTGGTTGACGCTTTAACCATGCAAAGAAGTTATGTATGATGTCATTGTACTCGTCCTCGGACGTAGGTCTTGTGATAAATTCGTTCATTAGTACGGGTATTTTTCATCCTGACTAAATGTAGGGGTATCAACCGTGTTCAAGTTGTCGCGCATGTGCAACATGTTCTTAGCCTCAATTTTTATCTGATCCTCTGTTAATTGATTAGCTGAATTAGCAGTCATTTTTAAATACTCTAAAGCCGTTGTAATAGCCCATTGGTTGCTAATCCTTGCGTCTTTCTCCTCCCAGTACCGCTGCTTGTCCTCCTGCTCTTTATTGACCTTAGAGATACGCAAACTAACACCATATGTGTTTTCCGTCTTTGTGTATTCTACTTCGTCTCCTACGCTATACGGAGTTTTATCCGCACCTGTGCTATTGGCCTTGCCTGCAACACCGTCTTCCATTTCTACGAAGTATGGATAGAATGTCTTACCGTCCTTATTCCAAGGATTATCATCGGTGCGCTTAACTGATTTAATAACTGATTTTGTTTTCATCTTACTTGATGTTTAAAGGTTTATAGATTTTGATTAAACCCCATAGGTAGGTTTTAATCTTGTAAATTCTAATTTTAGGCTCAGTTCTAATTTCCAACACTACATTGTCACGTAGTAAATTGTTGAGAATGCTTTGTCGTACAGGCTTGAAACCCATTTCTTTACGCCACTGCAACCACATTTTCATCTCTTGATTATTCATTGATGTCGTAAAATAAAGTGAAATATCCGTACTTCTTTTCGACCATTAAGAGGTGTTCGAAGTCGTCCTTCGGTAGCTTAGATAAGAAATACTTGTCGTATCCCTCCGCACCCTTTGTCCAGCAATACGACTTCCATCCCGCCTCGATATACTTCTCTCGATTCTTATAGAAATCGTATTCGTCAACGGGTGTCCAAATGGACTTGCGATAAGCGGATGCGCTTCGGGTATGGGTCTTACCCGTGACCCAATTCTCTTCTTGACTGTGATTCATTTTGCGTAAGATTGTGTGTTATAACCTAAGTCCTGTTGTACCTGCTTCTGTTCTTTATGGCGACGATTGTATTGCACGCCTCGCAGCTCGGTCATGTCTTCTTGAACTTTGCGACGCATACGAACAATGCTTTCAGGTGTGGCCAACTCTTTCGCAGCTATCATTTGCAACAACTCGTACATCTTGCCTTTTGCCGTGTTCGTGCCTTTTGCCTGCAATTCTGAATTCCAATAGTTTGCAATGAGTTTGCTATCGTCATCACGTAGTGATGGATACCGCTTAAGCAAGTAGATTACCTTGTCCTTTGTCCTGTTTATCTTCATGGTTTTATATTGATTTGATGCAAATATACACAAAATTATTGGATGCTCCAAATCAAATATATGTGCATGAAAAACCCCCACCTCGTTAGGCAGGGGCCAATCAACATGAAAAAAACTAGGTAAGGGAAAACCTACAATGACATCACTACTGTCATATTTTCATACAGCAATTTACTATTTCTTGCGATTCTTACCAAGCACTACCGCGTTTAAAATGCGTGTCAAAATATTTACGATACGATCGTCTTTTTTTGTTTCGGTCAAAGCTGTTAGCGTCCCTGCTGCTACAAGCACAGCATTTAAAATTTCACTCCAGTATTCAGTTAAAAAAATCATTTCTCTTCTATTAAAAATTTATACTTCTCTTTTACATCAAAGCATGGACACGCCTTACGCGAAAAGTCATTGTGACCATACAATTCTAATTCCCCAAAGCAGACTTTCAAAGCGTGCCACAATTCAAGAAAACCCATTTCTTGTTCCGCTGTCATAGTATCTGCTGGTTTACCTGTCTTTGCCGATATACCACCAACATAGCAGACCCCAATAGATGTTTTGTTTTGACTTGCGGTATGCGCTCCTATCTTGTCTACACCCCTTCCTTGGTGTACTGATCCGTCACGGTAAATGACGTAATGATAACCAATGTCGTTCCAACCTCTGGCCTTATGCCATGTTCTTATGGTGTCTACATCAATGTGCGCGCCTTCGATAGTCGCTGAACAATGCAGAATAACTTTATCTAAATCTCGCAAAGCAGAAGAATTACACATAGAACCAATCCAATAAAACCGATTCTTACAAGATGAAAACTGTCCTCGTATTGTCTTGGAGATTTCATTCGATTCCTTTTTTAGCTAGTAGCAATTTGATTTCGTTAATTCCGCTGACTAAAACCTCTAGAGTTTCTTGCACCTTCGTTTCTTGTTTTTCTAAAGAAAATAGACGGCTCTTAATCTTTGTCACCTCGTTAGTGAGCTTCACCCATGTAGCAATGATGCCACTTAAAGCCCCCACAACAACACCTATCAAATCGTAGTCCATCTTTTTATATACTCTATAAGTTTCGCCTCGTTCTTTATTCGCTTAGAAATCTTTGAGGCCGATACCTTGCGCGATACGAATTTCTCTGTTGCTCCTGAGTCTGTTTTTATCGACATTGAGATTACCAAAATAGTTGTGTGTGCTTGGATGTAAATCTGCTCCCGTGTTGCTTGAATATTCTGGAAACAAACTTGTGTTGTGACAAAGATAATCCACCAAACGACTGCGGTAGAACATACCGATTTCCGTAGCCTTTTGTACAACCATCTTAATGTCACCCATTGACGCGCTAGTACCTTGCTCGTTGTCAATCAAAGTGACGCTGTTGTTTGAAAACCGCAATCGCATGACAAAGGCCACTTCAGCAAATGCAAGCTGCACAAGACACGGCTGGATGTAATCAGTGACCAATGTTTCGTAGTTGCCAACTAACGTGCTATCAATTATGTCCTGCTTCAATTTAGCGTCTAGGTCTGTTCCTAGAGCTGGTAGAATCCACCGATCCTGTGCAATGAGAATATAGGGGTGCAACAAATTGTCGTCTACAGCAGAACCAAGTGCCGTGTCTTTTTTAATCCGCGATGCGTTGATATACAGTGTAGCCATTATTGCTTGTCTATTGGTGCGATTGCTTCCTCTCCTTTCTGGACTACGTAAGGGTTGTTTCCAACTCGACGCATAACTGCGTCCCAATCCTCATAAAGACCATCTGCTGTGTCTGGAAGACCATCAGGTACATATACATATATAAGTCTTTTGAAACCGTGGTAGCAATTCTTGCCTCCAGCCCATTCAAAAATGTCATAGCTACTTTGACCAGCAGCAGCAAATTGTCCATTTACGCCATCAGAACTCATGTTGCCAATATCTTCGTAACGGTACTGAACACCTGCGTTTGCCAAATCCATCATTTCAACACAGAAGTCACGACTCTCGCCTTTTGGCTGTTGGCTAGTGGCCTTGAAATATTGATAACGTACTGCAAACAAATTGCCCTGTGGACTTACTACATCACCCCACTCCGAAACTAAATCGTAGTTGGAATAATCTTCCAACCCAAATTTATACATGCTATGCAGACGCTTGTCATCGCTAGTGTCGCTAACTGTTTCCTCCTTTAGCAGCATAAACTCTTTCGGCAGTGGCGCATCTTTGTCCGCTAAATGGTTTAACCAAATTGAGCCTTGAGTTTCTGTGATCCGAATTGGCTGTTCGGAAAAGATTTTTTTTTTTTCTTCTTCTTCCTTTTGCTCAATAAAACTTGCAGGCACAAGGTCTTTAAAGTACACGTCTAAAACTATGTTACTAGCAGATAGGATAGGTTGTATGCCGTGCAACAAAGTGTGCTGAAATGGCTCGATAACTGTTTTGCTATACAAATCGTATGCGTCACGCATTTCATCTGCGTTGCTACCAAAACCACCACCTTCTGATCGCAGGCCAAACAGCAATGGAGAAGTTACACGGTGTCCCGATAGGATTTCTTGAAATACTTGTTTTGCTAAAAAGTCATAGGTGTCGTGAGGGTTAGGTAAATTAAACGGCTCAATGGTAGGTGCTGAGTCTTGACCGTCATTGAAGGTCATCAGAATTTTGCCTGCATTACTTGCACCCCCAAACTTGTCATAAATCAAACGCTCTAAATCTCTGCGCTCGTCATCTGTCGGGATGCCTCCATTGAAGCTAATCACCATAGAGGGAAAAAGCCCCGTTTTTATGTTAGAAAGATGGAACTCAGCTATGTTTTTGTCTAGCTCACAATACGCTGTAGCCCCCTTGTAACTTGGGATACCGTAGAAGAAAGAGACAGGGCTGTATTCTTTTATGTGAATGATTTGACTAGCGGCTGTACGGTCATTTACGTCAAAAGCAGGAATTGGATTTGGCTTAAAATTAGATTGATTGGATTCAATCCAATTGGTGCTATGGTAGAATATTTTAACCTCATCGTTGTCATCTGCTTTACCGCATCGCATTGTGCTTGCAGGTACATGATGAACTTCGCTAATAGTGCTGCGATCCTGTGACCAAATTACATTTAAGTACGCATTGCCATATAGCTTTAGGTCGAAAGCAGCTCGTTTCAAGCTGTCATGACGAAACATAGATTTTAACTTAACCCATTGCTCTACGTTATCATCTTTGATGTCACAGTCCAATCCTTCACCATAAATCATGTCCGCTGTGCCTTGCACAATTGCGCCATGAATAGACGAAGAAATAAACAAGTCGTCCAAATACAATGGATAGAGGTTGTCATCGCCAAAAAACACCCAGTCCTTGTTACTCTGATCGGTAAACATAGGTTGCTCATATCTAGCGTAATCAATTACGCCTAATTTAGTTTTCATCTCGCTCATTTGTATTTATATGCCTGCTCGTTCAGATGCTTTTCGGCAATGGTTTGGTTCTATGCTGTCTAATATACCTGTCAGCCATTTGCCTAAGTTAGTTAAAGTACGTTCTCGTTGGTTGGCTCCCAGGACAGCAGAAACGGAATGATTCCCGAAAGGAACCCCCGAATCCATTAGAAGCCGATTGAGGAACTTTGACGCTGTAACCGATACAATTATCGACACGTCCCGAAAGAGGTCGTAAATAGCTCTCCAGATGCTTCTGAGGATATCTGAGGTAATAAAGAAGAGCGACTCACCAACCGAGTAAACAATCCCAACTGGGATCGCTACGATTGCGAGAACGAAGAGGAGGAGGATTTTAATTGCTTTCATATCGTCGTGCCAAAGAGAGTTAAGAATTCGAGCAGGTCGGCAATTGTCACATACCCGTCACCGTTCAAATCATACGTGGGATCATACTTCGTTTGTGTGCCGAAGTAAGCCAACCAAGAGAGGAGGTAATATATATCGATTGTCATAATTCAGGGTCTTCAGGGAACCAACCATTTTGCTCCATGTATTCCTGTGTGCGTATCGTTGTATCGCTCGGCACGATATGCCCAAACGGGAACTTCTGATTCACTTGCACGTAACTGCTCAGGCTGTACCGCTCATCATTCGAAAGCTCAGGGAAGCACGCAACGAGGCGTTCTAGCGTTGCCGCTGGGTGTACGTTTATAAGATACTCGGTGTCCACTTGCAAAGCGTTCTGTACTCCGTCAGGGTGTACCACGATACCGAACACGGCAGAATCGACTTCCCACTCTGCTTGTATGAGAACGGGGCGGCTGATGTTGTAAAGCTCGCGGGTTATTTGCTTTGCCCGTGCTTCGCTTGTCTGCGTGGGCGTTGGTAGTACGATTATATATCCGTTCATTAGAAGATGTCGTAAAACGTGTTGATGTT